ATTTTTACATTCCATGCAGGTATAGTCCAATTCCAAATTCCATCCTTACGCAGTTCAGAATTCTGTGTTAGTAACTTCATGACTTTAGCTCCTTGTTTACTTTGTTAATTCGTTCACCAATCCAACGCATAACAGGCACAGCCATAGAATTCCCTAGAGCTTTATATCTAGGGCCATCTGGACACAATTCGGCAGGTTTATTCTTCCACGCAATAGATGTGTAGTCGTCAGGAAATCCTTGTAACCTTTCACATTCACGGGGTGTAAGTCTTCTAACAGCCGTACTTTTAATAAGTACATTTTCGCCGCCATTGTTCCTACCTTGTGCATAGGCAATATCAGAAACACAAGGATCTTGTGTTCCATGAACAATATGTGCGGACGAGCCAACGCCTGACGAAGTCAAGGCGTTGCTCGCATCAGTCTCATTCACATACAAACCACCATTGGGTCTGTCTTTCCTAGTTCCATTAGAATCACAGAATGTGATGTTGTAGGCAGCAGCAACTTGGTTGTCTCCCATATCACCCCTTAGTGTACCTGTCATCTCCGGTATAAACCTGCTAGGGCTACCTTCCCTAGCTGCGATTCCGGGTTCAAACGAGATAGACGCTAGCGGTGTGTCACCACGAACATTCGCACAATTCTTTGTTGTGAGTTGTGCTGTGTCGCTAGGTTGTGGGTTGTGGTGTTGCTTCATGTCGTAGGTGGTAATGTGCGGTGCTTCATGAAGACAGTTTAGGGTTGGGCACAGGTCGTAGCACACCTCCGCATCACCCTGTCCTGAACTTCTACAAATCACACTCACAAGCTTACCTTCATGTGCGTACTGATCACTAACACCCTTAGGCCCATCAGCAGCAGCTAGTGCACCTGTGATAGGCGATGAGTATTCTATCTTGTAAGCACCATCAACTATTTGTGAGTGGTCAACACCACGGTCGCCAAAGCCTCGTGTAATAGTTCCGGTAATTTCTTTCCTCTTTTCTCTGCTCGGCGTAGAATCCCTGCGCACGCTTTCGCACTCAAATAATACCTTGGAAGCACTTGTTGTGTCTCCAAGACATCCGACAACAAACACACGCTTGCGTCTTTGGGCGAGTCCGAACCATTGAGCGTCAAGCACTCGGTAGGCCCACCCATACCCCATGTTCCCCAACGATGTGATGAAGGTAGAAAAATCTTTTCCTCCGTTAGATGACAATACACCGGGGACATTTTCCCACACAACCCACTTAGGCCGTCTACTTTCAACGACTCTAAGGTAGGTAAGCATGATGTTTCCCCTGGGATCGTCCAATCCACCTCGCAAGCCTGCAATGCTGAAAGATTGGCAAGGTGTTCCTCCGACCAAAAGGTCAATTGTTGGGAGTTTCCATTTTTTGTGCTCATTGATGTCTCCATAATTCTTAACTTTAGGGTAATGGTGTTTTAAAACTTCACAAGGAAAAGGTTCTATTTCAGAAAAACCTGCGGGTTTCCACCCTAGGTTTTTCCAAGCAACAGACGCTGCTTCTATACCTGAACATACCGATAAATACCGCATTTTGACCCTCTTTTCTAATATAAATGAGGCTAAAAATCAACACTTGGTTATTATATGACATTTCAATAAAGTGTATAGCCTAAATTAGTATTGACTAATAGTCTACCAATGGTATCTTATAACTACCTTGATGTCTATTTCCCCATAGACTGGGTGCACCCAAAAGAGGCCCTCGCTGAAAAGCGGGGGTCCAAATATACATGGCTAATGATGATGTAATACCAGACCCGTTCGCACAGATACCACAAGAGCGTGGGTACGACTTTCCAGAAGCAGAGATGAAAGAAGGTCGTGTGCCTGGGGATGGCGGTCAACCACTACCACACTTCATGACATTCAGTCAAGTTGTGAATTGGGCATCACGCACATACCGTTACACATTCGATGAAGCACTAAGACACAGTGCAAAAAACACACTTGCGATGCGGCGTGACCCTGTGATCATGGAGTGCATACGGTCTAGACAAATGCCAACCGCACAATTGGGGTGGCACCTAGAGCCACAGAACCCAGAAGACACAGCACAGACAGAAGCAGCTAAAGAGTTAACGGATATCATTAAACAGACTCCAAGGCTCCAGCAACTTTTGATGCACCTATTAGAAGCAATGTTTTATGGTAGGTACGCCGTCCAGCTAAACTACGAGTGGGATTTCTCAACAAAGAAACGCCGTATGCTGGTTAAGGATTTTAAACCTATCAACGGTGACAAACTTGTGTTCAGGTATTCAGGACAGGCTGGAATACTAGTGCACGCAACTTTTGACGGTTCATGGGCTATTACGGATCGTGGAAGGGCACATTTTTTTGACCCTGCCGAACGAGAGCAAATAATTATACACAAGCATGAACCAGAAGACGCTGACTTCTATGAAGGTGAGCTAGCTGGTGGTATTCATGGCGTGGGTATCCGAAGTAAGATCTACTGGCTGTGGTATCTAAGGTCACAAGTTTTGACCTTTCTGATGGACTACCTTGAACGCATTGGTGCAGGTGGTTTGACAGTGTACTACTTCGAGGCTGGTAACCCACAATCCTTAGCAGAAGTTAAACAGTGTGCTGAGGAGCAAATGCGGAACAACACAATCCTATTCCCAAGATACCGTGACAACTCAACTGCGGGTCCGGGAATAGAAAGAATAGATCCATCCCCCGCTGGTGCACAGCTATTGTACGACCTTATTACGGCCTATTTTGATCAACAGATCAGAAGGTTCATAAAGGGTGCCGATGATAACGAAATGACCTCAGGAGAGGCAGAGGAGATCGGCGATACGCACTCTAGGATGGTGCGATACGATGCGATGAACCTACAAGATACACTGACGGAAGAACTTGTTGCGACTCTTCAGAAATACAACTTCCCCGGACTACCACAGATACGGTGGAAATTCGATATTGATAAACCTAATGCTGCTGAAACACTCACAGCGGCACAAGCGTTTTATCAGATGGGTGGTACTTTAGATGAAGATGAACTTAGGGCTATTTTAGGCTTGAGCCGACCACAACCCGGTCATGCGATACTAGCCCAAAACATGCCGCTAAACCCGTCCACAATGGGTAGCCAGCCAACAGGTGTGCCTCAACAAGGGCAACCAGGGCCTATACCTGAACAAGGTGCAGAAGCGGCTCAACCTACACCGGACGGGGCACAAGGTGCGGGGGCATAAAGCCCCCCGCCCTTGTGTGTAATTTTAACAAAGGAGTTTAGATATGCACGGCGACAATATTAGAAAAGCTATTAAAAAAGCCCAACATGGAAATGAAGTTAGAAAAGGTGTAAATGAGTATGGTAAAACTGCGTGGAATAGTTGGATGCATAAAGACTACCCTATGGAGAATGCTATGAAGACTGATAAAGATACGAAACATGTAAAGAAATCCGGTGCAACACCTGGAAAAACTGTTAAAGCACAAGTAAAAAAAGTAAAAGACCAAAACACAAGAACTAGAGGTGCAAACGATTACTTTGCATCTACAGAAGGTGTTAGAAAATGGGATCAAGGTAAGAGAGCTTTTGATGATGGTACTAAAAACTCTAAATCCACTGCACCAAAATATAAAGCAGAGGCGGGTAGTGGTTCAATCCCTTCAGGCACAAACACAAATATACCAAAATATAAAGCACAGGCAGGCTGTGACCCAATGGAGGGTAGAAGAAAAAAACCCGATGGTTCTTTTGGTTATTAACAACTAAGGAAAACACAATGGCAATAGATCCACGCAGTGAAGCGGTACAACACGCAGAACATGAAGCAGCTATGCAAGCTATTAAAAGTGGTAATGGCGGGCCATCTAGGGTTAACACTATTCCTGCCAAACCTATAAATATTAATAAAGACAGACAAGATAGAGCAACTGCTTATAATGAAGCTAACAAAGGTCAGGCACCAATTACAGCAGCAAACCTTGCACAAGGTGGTTCACACTATCACATATCAGGCCCTCAAGCTGCGGCTAATGTGACTAAGCACGGCAATAGCTTTGGGAACCAACACGGAAACGCAGGTAATGTACCACCTGCACCACCACCACAAAACCCTAATCAAGCGTGGGAACAAAACCGTTCTACAAATCCAGATGACATACACGCAGAAGCAGTTCGGGCACAACAAAAACACTACGAGGAGATGCGTAAAAAACACCCTGGGTTTCTTCCTCCTAACCCAATGGGAAATTATAAACCTGACCCTGTGCTAAAAGATGCTAGGGGTAAAGGGATGATACGCCCAGACGGAAGTTTCAACTACGAGGCTATGGTTGCAGAAGGTCAAAACACAGGTAAAAGGATTCCAACTCGTCAGGAAGTACAAGCTGCAAATCAAGCTGGTGGACAAGTAGGTGTTCCAAACACCTCACAGCCATCTGATGTCTTAACCCCGCAACAGCACGCACAATTAAAAGAGTTTCAAGATAGAAATAATGCTAGAATGGCGGCAGAGGGTTCCACAAGGCCTCCTGACGACTACACCAAACTTAGCCCACAACAACAGCTAGAGGTTTGGAGATTTAACCATGAGAGAGGCAACTTCCCTAGGCAAGCCAGACCACCACAAGGCCAAGTACCTAGTCAAGTAAACCCTAACAAAGATGTTAACGACAGGCCTATCATAAAGCCTGAATCTACACAACCAATTGCGTCACCTACACCTGCCCCAATACCTGCACAACAGCCAATTCAGGAAAAACCAATGGAAGAACCAGAACGCCCATATACGCCACCTAAATATTCACAATACAAACCACCTGTTGATAATCGACCACCCACTAAGCGAGAAGAGCTAGATGTAGATAAGGATAAAAATGAAGGGGCAATGGCACCTAAACCAGAGCCTAAGCCAGCACCACCAAAAGCAGCGCCATCTCCTAAACCTATAGGGAACACTAAGGGTGGACCTAATCCAGGTAACATTAAAGTAAATAAAACGCAACAAGGTCCACCTAAAAGTTTAATGACACCGCAGGTAGCTAAACCAGAGCCAGAGACAGAAGAGGCACCTGTTGGTGGTAATTATGCAAACCAAGGGAATGGTAGGACTGCACGATTCCCAAGAGCACATAATTTAATTAGACCTAATAAAGATCCTATATTTACAAAGCCAGCCCCTAGCCCTATTACAACTACTATTAAGGCGGCTAATACGCCTGCACCAGTAGCCCAACAGCCAAAATTATTCCCAAGGTTGGGTCAAAGACTAAGAGGCAGGTAATATGGATAATTACAACCCATTTATTAGGTTTGCTCGATTAGCCCGTGATGTCGCACGAATTAAGTTTGGTAAGCCTAAGGCTACTGTTGGTACACCTACGGATACTCCGGTTAAGGAAAAAAAACCAAAAAAAGTTTCCACGGAAAGTACGCCTAAAAATACCACAGCTAAAGTAAAAAAACCACCAACACCAAAGCAGTTAGAAGACCAAGCAAAAAAAGCTGAGAATAAGCGTCAAAAAAATAAGTACACACCTAATTCAAAAGCTGCACCACCTGTGGATGCAAATGATGAACAAGGAAAACCTATTCGAGTGGAACCCTCTATATTGGGAACTACCAATAGTAAAGCTGCGGTAAAAGGAAGAACACCCGAAGAGAAAGACGCTCTTGATATAAATGTACCTTACACACCATCACACAAACCTCTAACAATAGCAGGTGACCACACAGGTATAATTCATAAAATATGGGAAGATCATAGAACAGTAACAGCGGACGATTCTGTTTTTCAAGAGCACAAAAAAGAACTATGGGGCGCTTTTAAAAGAGCACAAGCAACTAATCCAAATATACCAGCCTTTGCAAATCTTAAAGAAGAGCATATATCTGACGACCCTACTGAACGAATAGCTGTCATTATGCAAACTTTGCAAGACATGCATTCTAAAGAAAAAGACCCAGCAAAAAAACTAGAGATAGAAAATAGCCTAAATAGTATATGGACAGGTGCAAACCAATTTGTTGATAGCAAAAGAATACAAGCGGGTATGCTTCTTGAAAAAACTGGGATTGGTAGACAAGAGCAATTTTATCCTGGGACTAACACAGGGATTGGAAACCCTGTATGCAGAAATGGAAAATCCACTTCTGGAAATAAAGCACCTAAAGCTAAAGAAAAAGAAGAAGGTGAAGAAGAAGAAGAAGATGACAAAGAAGATCCAAGAACACAAGAAGTAAAGAGTTTACTTTTTTCTTTATCCGCTGCTTTTGCACCTGAGATGACAGAGGCATATCAAGCATTAAGAACACAATTAGTAAAAGGTAAAAAACCTAGGCTATCAAATGAAGTTCAAGCTATTAAAACATCTAGTAAAAATCCAAACGGTACACCTAAAGCGCAACAAGCTTACAATGAAAAGAAAATTAAATACGACCAAGCGGAAGCCGAAAGAAAAACTTATAACGATAACTTATCACACATACTAACACTAGAAGCAGCTAGGTCAAAATTAGCAATGTCTGGTGCTGTTGGTTATGGATCTAACATACAAACAAACTTAGACTTTTTAAATTGGTATTCTAAAGATGGAAGAAAGCACGATATAAATTTAGTTAACTTAGTTAACACGCACCCTGAATTTAAATTAATGCGTGGTATGTTAGGAACTATTTCGGAGCCTGACGGTGATGGTAAGAAAAGATTAGATCAAACAGAAGAGCAGATGAACGCATCTATGATATTTAAGTTATTGCTTGGGCCTACATCAAGCAACCTAACACCTATAGCAAATTCAGAAACAGCATTAAAGATCTTTCAAGACGGTTATTATAATTATGTAAGTAGATACAAAGCAGAGAATCCGGGCAAGCCTATACCTAAGCCAAGTATGACGGCCATACTAAAAAACGCAAGTTTGGATAAAGGTAATATAGGCGCTCAGATGGAGCTTACAGATGTAGGTGAAGACAAAAAACATTTTCTAGATGCAGAAGGAAATTCTCTTGCAGGTGCCCCAGCTAGACCGGGTATTAAAGCAGTTAAGGCAGATCCTACAAAAAATATTGAAGCATCCCCAGCAGTTAAAGCACAAAAATATCCTATTTATGTTAGGAATGCCAGTGGAGAGGTAGTTCCAAAAAATTCTAAATGGATGCTTAGACCTGGGTCAACAGAAGATTTCTTATCTTTTGTACAAAACGAATCTAGTGGGATGACTGATGACAGATCTATGATAGATCACTACCTAAATAAAGTTCATGAAATAAATGCAGAAGGTCAAAGAAAAGAAATAGCAGATAAAGAATTCTACGAAGCAAAGCAACTTGACCCTAATCAAAATATTACATTTGAGGAAGCAAAAGCTTTACCCGGTGTGTTTGGTCTAGGTAAAAAGTTTGGTCCGTATGTTCTTTCTATGATGGCAGAATACCTACATCACTTCGGGGATGGTGCAATGAACGCACCATTTGTTGCAGATAGGGTTATGACAGAATATTTTGGACGCTGGATGAATACTGTTTTTGGTGGTGCACCTGAAAACGATAGACAGAGAGCAGCATTTGCACATTCCCTAATACAAGCCACAAAAGAACTCGGATATATAGAAGTAAGGGATAATAAGCATGGTGGTGCCCCAATAGAGATACCTAGAGTAGATATGTTGCAAGGGCACTTGTGGTCTAATCATCAAGGAACAGTTAGGTCATTTGGTGGAACTAACCCTAGCTCTTACTTGTCACATGGTGTAATATCATTTGCAGATAAAGCTGTAAAGAGTGCTCTTCATAGAAGTTCATCTTTACTAGGTCAAAATGATCAAGATGAGATGCCTCACGACACAACACACGCAAAAGAGTTAGAGGATTGGGCTAAAAACTATAAACATATTCAAGAAGGAGATATGCATGAAACCAAAGAGGTTTTGGAAAAAAGAGCAAGCCAAAGGGCCGCCGCAGAGGGATTTAGAGGTGGAGCTTATAAAATCTCTCAAGAAACACTACAGAGAATTTTACCACGCCTCAAGCTCAAGAGAAGATCAATTTCCACCGGAGATGATGGGGATGGAACTAAAAGAACCGAACGACCAATAAAATTCGCACAGTTCACACAGGCAGCCGGTGGTATGACAGGAGCACCTGTTGCGACTAGAACCAACCAGCCGTTCTCCAACGCCGTGGCTAAATCCCCAGGCGGTAAGAACCTAGCACAAGGTGCACTTGGTAACCAGATCAATGCCAAGGGTGGTGTAGAAACCACCGCACAGAATGCGGTTGGTGATTGGCCTAATGGTTCTGAAGAGTCAATCGTGCACACGGCACCACAAGGCACCGACCCAGCTAGATTAAAATATCTAGCAGCTTGGCACGGTATCTCAGGACAGAAGAAATCTGTACTTGTGTTCCATCCAAACTCACAAGGTCCAGATAGTTTATATCACATTACGCACCCTTCAACAGATATGGGTGAAGTGCGAGATTCACTAGTAGCAGCAGGTATAAACTACAAGACATTACTACCTGGAAAGACAAACACTAAAGTATTAGTGTACGATCCAAACAGAACAATGAGAAACAACATAGACCAATATGCTACAAATAATAACTTAAATGTAGTAGAAAACATTGGACAAGGTGAAATTGTAGGGCATAATGGTGATTGGAACAGCGCTGGTGCTCTACCGAAATCCAGACAAGCTTACACAAACATCATAGGTGAGTATGAGCAGAATAATAACAAGGCCGGGGCTACCAACAATACTAGTGGGGCACCCACCAATGGCACAAGCACCAGCACAGGGCAAGCCCAGCAACTATCCCGCAAAACCAAGGCCAAAATAAAATTTGATCGTAGTCGTAGGGTGTTAGAAGGTTTCCTGAGACAACACAACACACCTAATAAAGAACTACCAGCTGTTGGGGATTTACTAAGTCAGGATTTTCAAAATATAAAGCCAGAGCATCTATCAAAATACCAACAGTTGATTCCCGATGCTAGCTGGTCAGACATAGAAGGTGCAGTTAGCTCACTGCAAAATGACCCTAGTCTGTATGACGACATGACGAGTGAATCTAACAGAAGAGAGATGTACTGCAAAGAGCACGCAAGGACAGTACTTCAAAGCAGTGGTTTAAAAAAGCTAATTGATAGTCTTCAAGTGCAAAGTGTGATACCTGAACACGCACAACACTTGATTCAAGACGCTAAGGATGGAGATTACTTTTCCTTAGAGGCTATTAGTTCAGAGTTAGAACACAGTGTACCTTCACTGCGGGCTTTTGCAAAAGCCGCAGAGAAGGAATATAACAAAGCTGGAAAGGTATGGGATAAAATGAGAACAACCCCACAACCACAAAAGTTTGCTAAAAAATCAGCACACGCTAAAGATCAATATCGAGCAGGTGCACACGGTATTACATTCCGTGGTAGGAACTACAACGGCGGACAATTTGCACCACAGAATGACGGTGTAAAAAGATTTCACAAAGATAGCGTTGTAACGGACGCAATTAAAAAACTGCGAGGAGCTTAATGGACGATAACGACATGATTGTTAAACACCATGTTCCTATTCTGGACGAGCATGAGCTTAAGGATGGCAAAGGGAATGTGGTGATTCGGCTCGACCAGAAAAAGCTATCTGAGATAGTTAGAGTAAACAATAAGCGCATGGGTAGTACTGGTGACGAGATACCACTTGTCATAGGGCATACCAAGGATGATGCACCTGAAGGTGAGCAACCTGAGATTGTTGGATACGCTACTAACCTAAAGGTTGAGCCGTTCTTCAAGACAGGTAGGAAGTGTATCACAGCAACCTTCAAGTTCTTCAAACACGCTGCTGACAAGGTTCGTGGTTTCCCAAGGAGATCAATAGAACTTTGGTTAAGTGACTATAAGATTGACCCGATTAGTTTGCTCGGTGCAACTACTCCTGAACGAGACTTAGGCCTACTCCGACTTTCTAAAGGCGGGGTTAAAAAATATCAAAGGACTATAGGAATGAATGATCAACAAGGTATTATTGACGGTGTGTTAGCTGGACTCCAACAAACGGATGTTTGGCAATTCCTTACACAACTCTCACAACAAGGTGGTGAGGCACCACCTGAGGAAGGTGGTATGCCGCCTGAGGGAATGCCCGGTGAAGAAGCCCCTATGCCAGAACAAGGCATGGAAGACCCTAGCATGGGTGGACCTCCTATGGATGATGATGGCAGTGGCGAAGAACCTATGCCAGAAGAATCCACAGAAGAAGAGCAACCTATCCAACAGTCTAGGGGTAAGCGATATGACCGTATTAAACTATCCAGGGTAGAGCAAGAAAACCAACTTCTCCACAAGGAGATTCAAAACATCAAGATTAAATTCCAGCGTGCAGAGCGTGAGAAAGATCTTATTGAATTGGAAGCAGAAGGTTTCATGTTAGACCGTGGTGAAGAGCTAACCTTGGTCCAATCTCTACCTGAGAAGACCTATAGGGCACATCTTCAGATCATCCGTAAAAGGTACCAAAAAGCACCTATTGGTGCACGAGCCTCTTACTACCAAGAATCTCGTTCTGGTGGGGTGCGTGGCCGCACTAAGGACGAAGTGAACGAAGCTATTAATTTTGCAACCCAAAACGGCATTACCTACCAAGAAGCTCTTGGTAAAATTAATGCTGAAAAAGTACTTTAACTAGGAGAATAATTCATGCCTTTGTACAATCCGTCTTTTGTAGCTGGTGGAGATATCTTTCCAGCAAGTTTCGTAACAGTGACTGGGGAATTTACAGTATCCCAAGTTAGTGCCAGCACCGAACCAATTATCGGTGTAGCACAAGAAGGTACATTTGATCCACCAAACCTTGCTACCCTTTTAGGTGGCACTGAGAGCAAGCTTGCAGCTAAGGCAGGGAGAACACTAAAGGTGTTTGGCCTAGGCGATGTGTGCATGGTTCGCTCAAGTGGCAACATTACCGCTGGTTCTAAAGTTAAAGCCTACACAGGTGGAACAGCAGGGAACGCCACTCTTAACGGTGGTGCAATTACTATTGGAACTACCCCCGGTACTTACCAAGTAGCTGGAACCGCACTTAACTCGGTTGTTGCTGGAGAAAAGGTGTTGATTCAGGTAAACCCACATGTTGTGGTCATACCAGTATAACAATATAACTAATTAAGGATAAATATCATGGCAGATTTTGTATCGCAAAATGCTCAGTTTCCAAGTGGAACAAACACATACATCCCTAGCTTTGACGCTACGGGACAACTTGTAGTATCGTTCAGCCGAAATCCTAAAGATTTTGGTTTGAACAAATATATTACAATCACCCCTGTCAAAAAGTCTTCAGGTTATTACTTGAAACTTAATGCAGAGCAAGCTGCTAGGGTTACCTACGATAAGCTTGACGATCATGTGTGGCACGATGGTAATGATGCTCCACACGGCGAATGGAATAATGAAAAGTTTGAGTGGTTAAACTTTAACACTCAACGCTATGTATTCCCATTCAGGCTAGGCTATAAAGCAGTTGACCAAGCAGATTGGAAGATTGTAGCTAGCTATAGTGCGATTAACGCACAACAAGCGATGACCGCCCGTGTTGTCAAAGTTTGGAAAAAGCTGTACGAGTCCGCATCTACTACAACTGCGGTTACTACTAGCGGTAGTCCTGACAGGGGTATTCAATTGGGTGGTACTGACACTATCGACTCAGTAGATTGCTCCTTAGCATCTAATGTGATCACAGGTGGTAATCGACTTGATGCAGGTGACTCCGGTGACATTGCACAAGGAACATCTAATGGACCTGTATTGAAAAAAGCATTCAATGCAATCTCCCGAAGAATCAACAAGGCAACCTTGGGTGCTTGTGGTCCTAAAGAGATGTGTGTTATCATCAACCCTGAAACGGCTGATGCTATTGCACGATCTAAGGAACTCCACACCTACCTTAAAGAGTCGCCAGTTGCACTTGCTCAAATTCGTGGAGATTCAGAATCCATGAATGGTAAATATGGTTTGCCTGACAAGTTGTACGGTTACGACATCATCATCGAAGATGTTGTAAAAGTATCCAACAAGAAGGGTGCAACCAGAGTAAGCGACTATGTTGTTCCTTCAGGCGACATGTGGATTCTTGCACGCCCAGGTGACTTAGTTGGTTTTGAGGGTTCGCCTTCGTTCTCCACTGTGCACCTCTTCGCATACGAAGAAATGACTGTAGAACAAAAAGACGATCCAGATAACCGCCGTATCAATGCTCGTATTGTAGAAGATTACGGCGTTGAAATTGTTGCTCCTATCACTGCATTCAAACTCAAAAATGTCGTAACTGGCATTACGAGTGCGTAATGGCACACGCAACAGTATCTGATCTTCTGATGCGTTACGACTCTCGTAGAATCGCTGATCTTGTGTTAGACACAGACCAGCGAGCTACGGAGGCGGAACTAGCTGGAAACAGCACAGCAGGGCTAGTCGTACAGACCGCCCTGTCTGATGCTTCAGGTATGATCAACAGTGCAATACTTGCAGGTGGCAGGTACGAGCTTGTAGATTTAGTAGCTATGACACAAGATTCTAAGGGGCACCTTAAAAGAATTTGTTGTGATATAGCTTACGGACTTCTAATCTCTAGGCGTGGTTACGGTGGTGCTGACTTAGATGCAATGACATCACGATCTAAGGAATCAGAAGAAATATTAGAGTTGTTACGCACAGGCGAGCGTGTATTTGAAATTGAAAAAAACGAACAAGCCTCAACACCACAACAAGCACAAGTAAGCAGAACTGTAAGCTTGTTCTCTAGTGAGATGGATCGTTACTTTGGTATGAGACAATCCTCAGCAAACGAATTCTTCAACCCAAGGAGTTAATATGGCACAAATTATTACAACTGGGCCAGCCCACATTTTTATTGGGCAATGTCTAGCGGACACAACGGCACAACTTGAAAGCTTAGAATACCTAGGAACATGTCAGAAAAGCCCAGGTATCACTATTCAAAGCCTTAAGGAAGAAGTGACGAATGATATCGGTGGCGAAACCCCGATATCATATGCTAATCAAGGGCAAGTAGGCACAATTAAATTAACACTAAACAGATACGATGAGTCTGTATTTGCAAAAATTGCAACAGGGTTGTTTAGTGATGGCCTTAATCGAGGAGAAATTACAAGAGCACAGATGGGCGCACTTTCACAAGGTATGGGGTTCGATTTTGATTTGTTGTTTTACTTCCCATTCCATCAAGGGTTCTTAGCGGGTAGCACCGAAAACGACCACTTAACCTCACACCCTGAAGGTTTGCACTTTACCTCTGTGGTACCTACAAAGGAAAAGATATCTGAGATGGGAACCCGTGCAAAGAGTGTTTCATTAGAACTTAAGTGCATCCCTAAAATGTACTTTACTAACACTAATGTGGATAGCAACGGCACAGCGGTGGGTCCAATAAGTCCAAACATCCGTGAATTTATTCTCTACAGACACATTAAGGCCTTATCCTCAACCATTAAAGCAAAGGTGAACTAACTATGCCAGCTAAAATTCATGTAACGGGTCCAGCACATGTTTATGTAGGCCACAAGTCTAGCTTACCTGCGGCAGCACTGTACTTAGGAACTTGTGAAAAATCTCCTGAATTTGAAACTGAATTCAAGTGGGGGGATATTCAAAACGACATTGCAGGCGGAGCACCTATAGATCTTATTTTTAAGGGTATGTCTAGCAAGCTGCAATTCTTAATGACAAGGTTTAATGATGCAAATGTTCAAAACTTTGTAGGCAATGTTAACTCTAGGGATATACGACACGGTAAAACTCACCAACCCGGTATTACAGATGGCGGCCAGATTGGTTCTCTATCTGAGTACTCAAGTTCGAGTGTATTTAGTTCGGGATATTGGCTAGCTGTTAAGTTTGAATTTTCTACTCTAACTCAAGTAGATAGTTCTATACCCAGAGGTTACTTCTTCCCATCCGTAACTCCATCCCAATTTGGTTACGAGGAGGGCAGCTTAGGCACAAACGCTAAGAAACTCCAGCTAGGTGTTGAAGCACACGCATCTGTAGTTAAACCTGGGGTTTACGGGTTAGCTGGTGCAAATGCAGGTATGACCGCTGGAAACTACATCTTGCGTCTTTACACCACTGACACAGCAATATTTGATTTTGCTACACTCCCTAACATCGACTAAGGGGTAGGTTATGCCAGAAAAACTAAATATGATCCCTATAGATCACAACAAGCCTAGGAGAACACTCCCAGGCTTGCGTGATTTTGAGATACCTTCAAAAGTTAAATATAATAGGTTTGGTGAACCCGACAGGGTTGAAACAAACAATGAAGAAATAGAAAGACTTTCCAAAAGTATGCACCCTGAGAACATACTTAAGGGTATGACTCAAGCTGGTGCAATGCACAAAGACCCTGAGCACGCACAAGAAGTCAGAACACAAATTCAAAAAAAATTAATAAGCATGGGAACTAGGTTAAATGAACTTACTCCAAATAGTGATCGTGTAAGAACAAACACTACTGAGGGGATTAAGTATTTAAATGATCCTAAAAACTCTAAAGGTATGGATGAAAAAACTTTTAAAGTATTAACAAATTTACACCTTAGATCATCACTTGCTACTGAGGGCAGTAGTTCAATAGATAAAGAAAACTATAGAGAAACCACGCAAGGCAGTCGTGATTTACTGTTCGCAGTAGGAGCACCTGCTGCTTTAGCCGCTGGATTCTTTGGTGTACCTGCAATGCTACCAAGTTTTCTTGCAAGAGGGGCACAAGGTTGGGCGGCCACAACTGCGATGTTTGGTGCAGGGAGCCAAGCATTAAAAACTGGGGGTGACGCACTTGGCCTAAAGGATCAAGACTTAGCTAGGGCACCTGAAGGTTTTGCTGAAGGTATGTTCATGGGTAATCTTATATCACCTTTAACAAACCCAATAATGGGCTTATCGCCGTTAAGGTACTTACAGAAGCCTATTCAAGCAGGTTTTGGAATAGGGTCTGCTTGGGCAGCTTCGGAAGGAAACTACAAGACAGCAGGCTTTTTAGCTTCTGGTATGGGCATAGGTTTAAATTCTAAAACACCATATAGGGAAATAAACCCTGGGTTTGATCTTCGTGGTACAAATATAAACTGGCCATCACGAAAACCAGCACCAAAAAAGCTACCTTTTGATGGTTTAATTAAAAAGATAGAAGCTGGGCTATCGTATTTTCTTGGAAAACCCGGTAAAGATGCACCACCCACGCCCCCACCAACACCTAGTCCAAGCCCATCCCCTAGCCCTAGCCCAACGCCTGAGTCAGCAGAAAATCCACAAAATTCCCCAATGATTGCAGGATTTGGGGCAACAGGAACTAAACCTCCGCCAACAAAAACTAACACAGGATTTGGAAGAGTTATACAAGGCGGTGCGCGTTCTGTTGGGTCAATGTTGAGAATACCTGCAAACTTTATGGACGCTGTTGGGCTAACTGACCCTAAAGAAGACGATGCAAAACGAGCAAAAATATTAGCAGATATAGAAAACGAAAGGCAAGAAGCTCTTAAAGAAAAAACAAGAATAGAAAATGAAAAAGCAGCAGAAAAGGAGAAGGCGCTTTTAAAAGAAAAAGAAGAGGCAGAAAAAAAAGCAAAAGAAGAAGCAAGAATAGCAGCGGAAGAAGCTGCAAAAGTAGAAGCACAGAAAGCAGCGGAAAAAGCAAAAAGGGAAGAAGAAGAAAGAGTAAGACTTGCCGCCGTAGCGAAAGAAAACGCCAGAAAAATACAAGAAGAAAAAGACATAGCAGAAGCAGTAAAAGCAAAAGAAAAACTAGGTAAGAAAGATCCGCCTGCTCCTGTTGTTGAACCACCTACCAAAGTAGAAAACCCAAACCCACAACCACCAAAGGAAAGCATACTAAAAGATATAATACCTTGGTTGGGTTTAGCTGCAATTCAAAAAGAGTCTATGGCTTTTCCTACTATGGTTTCTGGTATACCTACAGCAAGTGCACCAAGCTTTGAAAAGACACAATTAGATATTCTATATTACACCGAAGCAGGTCTTTAATGGCTCAAATAAAATCACCTATAGCTGACATATTGAAATCTATAAAGACAGCTATTAAAACAAGCCTAGGTATAACTAACGACACTATTGTTAAGATTGTCGCTAGGGATGACATCCCAATATACGGAGGAGACTTTGATATACTTGTAAAAGCTAACTTACCATTCCCTGTTGAGGAATTTGTGAGTGGGGCTGGAAGAACCGCTAGCGTTCTTCTCAGAACTATAACTATTGTAATTAGGACAAGGCTAGGTGTTGATAGGAGCGACACAGACGAGAGGTCACTTATGGACCCTGTGTACGGTCACCTAAGGAGAGAAGAACAAATTTTAAATTGCCTACATTTAAAATTCCTTTACAACACAAACGGTGATATGATAAGTGCAGAGCCTGTCCGACTCGCAGAGCCTAACGCTGGTTGGGGTGAGATAGCACACTACAACAAGGAAGACGCAGAGAAGTCCTCACAAAGGCAAGTATCTAGGTCATTTTTAAACTTTGAAGTAAAATACATAATGGATGTCACATAATGGGAATATCTGCAAATTTTCTGCAATACGGGCCAATACGAATAGGTATGGTTCGTGTTGAGGATTACAAGAGAGAACCTGTCTACGCAGATAAGGAAAAGACGCACTACATCTACACAAGGCACACTTTGTTAGTCAAGGGTGTTGTTTCGCCTGACAACGACATAGACCAGATGGTTCTAGGACCTAACTCTACTAATGTTATAGATGTCGATAATGTTATTCAGCACTTCCTTACAACTCCAAGGCTTAAGCTTATATACTCTGTAGGTGGGCAGATACTTTTAGAATCGCCTATGAGAGATCCTTCAACAAATGCGGAAGAGTCTGTAGATTGCAACAACGGGCCTAGGCCACTAGGTTGCTCTTTAAAAAGAATAAATGGGATGAACAGTGCTCATGTTGAGTTTGTCATCCAGACAGACTTAAACGAGGCACACTTGTACGGTGCACCTAGGTACCCGATACTAAGCAACAACTACGCTATGGAGCACATCATTGACCAAGACTTCTATACAACCATAAAGGTTGTTGGGGTTTTGCACTTCAGGTCAGATGTGTTATTCAACAACAATTTATCTCCTGACGACTTTAGAGAGATAATAAATATACCTACGCCAGTTGGGTTTAAGAGAGACTTAGTAAAGTGCAGGCTTCACCCAGGCTCAATGAAGATGGAGTATAGCTTTCTAGACCGTGAGACACACTTTCACATAGACACACGGAATAACGCTGGTAAGGGTGCTGGTGCACTTATAGATAACGGTATAGATGCTCCGTATTTGGCACCTTGGCCAAATACGAAGAATATAACACGAATAGAGATAAAACAAGGAATAACAAACACTACAGACTCTATTGCATCTGCTATATCTGCTGGCGGAAAAGAATTACTAGACGCATTCACAGGTGGTACACTTTTAAAGATGATTAAGGCTGGTGGTGCTGCGGTATCACAATTTGTACCACTAAACGAAGAAACACTAGATATAACAATATACGGTAACAATTTATCAGACAAAAGGGATCTTGAATACCTTGCGTTTTTTATAATTGAGAAGAGAATGCCTTTTGACATTAGTGCAGGCAGGTACGGTTTCCACTTAGAGGAAGACTTGGTAGGTAGCTTTATTCGGATTCAAGTTAAAAGATATTCTAGTGCTGTTAAAGTAGCCCAAAAATTTTGGACTGTTAATAACTCAACACTAACACAAACGACATTAGACCCGTTCACCGTGTTCACGGGTAAGAAGTTTAATTTAAACTACCTGCACTTTAAAGGATTCATGTCTAACGATGAAGACATTGATGGTGTGGCAGTTAAGACCTATAAGGGTGGTCAATACAACGACAAGCTGAATGATGTTACAATTGTAAGTGCTAGGTCTGGAAAAGATCAGATGAGAGGTTCTTACCTAGAGCAGATATTTGTTGAGGCTATACGACAATCCCCAGCCGAATTCCCTGTTGATCCTCACGATACAGCTAAAGAAAAATACCTCCCTGGAAACACTAAAGAAATACATTTTGATGTATAGGAGAAAGTATGAGCTACAACAATGGACTTTTGTTTTTTCCAAACAGACAAATATTTAATTTGTACGGAGATCGTGTAACTAGAAAAAGGCTAAAGTACTACAGAGAGGTGCCCGGTGGATATGTCATTAAAAAGAACAACTTTCAGGCAACAGTGCTTGATTTAAAACCTGCTAAAATAGTTGGGAACCCTAGGGTTAAGATGAACGCCAAGCAGCTAGCTAGGTTTGACAAGCTAGTTAACGCACAGGTAGACACATACATATACAACAACTTTCCTTGGGAAAAATCAATTGTCACAGTAAGGCAACATTACACAATGCTAGTGCCTGTGGAGGTTTCAGAGCTAAGGGCTGGAACAGCAAAAGCTGCATTTGCCACATGGTTTAACTTGTACTCGGCGGCGTACAAAGACAAGCTAAGGCCAGCTGCTTTTTGGAAGGGTGTTACAGACAAACTTGTGTCTGGTGGTTACGCATCAGAGAACGGCACCGCTGTTAATAATGCTGCTATAGCCGCACTACTTCAAAGAATTCAGGAGCTTTATGCCAATTAGTATAAACGCACTAGAGAGATTGCACAGCAGGCCTGTTGTTTACACGCTTGCACACGGTATGTTTCCGTACACAAGTGCTCAGGTTTCCATTAGTTATGTTTACGAGGCATCTTTAATAACATCTCCTATTCTAGATGCTACTAATAGTAAAGAGATCTTTGATTTTGGTGGAACATCTAAAGAGATTATGGTATTCTCTTTTTCTAGAATGAATAAGCCACCGGATGTACCAGCGTTGCTAACTGCGTTCACAGGAATTAACAAAAGAACACTTGTTAGGCATGAAATAACAATGCAAGCCCCTCAAGTAGACCCACAGACAGGATCAACCACATACCACTGCAACGGTAGTGCTGTGTACATGATGTCTTTGTCAAGCCCTGAGGCGGTACAGACTAGAACATTCTACTATCCAAAAAGTCCTATAGACGGTTCCAATGTGTACGCTACAACATCCACTGCAAACGGAAGCTCGGTAGATAATTGGACATCTATATTCTACGAATGGTTAGGCGGATTAGAATCTCCTGTGATTAAAGACGACTTCTATGAAGACATAACAAGCACAGGAACGGTAGACTCAACTGGTCCAACTAGTAACGACATAACACAAGCATAAAAAGGAAAAAACATGGCAATTGTATACGATGGAACCTACGGAATATTTACAAAAATTGGTCTAATTGGGGGTTTTCTGGAAAGCATTAACGCTTTCCAGAAATCACTGTATTATGCTAAATCTCCAACATTTGTGGAAAAGTTTACTTTGAATGGTAAGACAAAACTTGTCATAAACTATATTCCTACAATAGAGAGTCAAATTAGCTTAATAAGTGACCTTATGCCTAATTTGTTTTTAGATGTAGCGGCAAACGCACTTATAGACACGGTTACAACACACGACCCGCTAATACCTAAAAATGTAACGGCGTGCATGAATGAGCTAGTGTCTCAGATGCTAAAGGATAACAAAACAGTGGCGAAGTTAAAAAACACAATCACTGTGTCAGACCCTAGTGCTAAAAATGTAGTGGTGTGGGAAAACAAAAACAGACAAGGCGGTCCTAATCAATTCACACTAGCCGAATCTATTAGGTTTGAGGTTTCTTCAGACTCTTACACGGGTGGTGCATCCTCAGGTAATGAGACATTTTCTATTATAACTAAGGATAGCGTGGACGGTGCGTACAGCTACGACTACCCAGCAGGTTCGGGCGCTTCAGACACATTTAGTAGGGTAAATATACGAGGATCTGGCTCAGAAGGCAATATACTTCTAAACGGCACATTTACAGAGCCTGACACGACAGTAATAACAGCACCACTTTCTTGGGATTCATCCTCATCGAAAGGAACTAAAGGAACTAACTGGACAACGACAACAAGCGGGTTGCTTATCACAGGGAATGCAACTCAAGATGTAAGACTTCAGCAAAATGTAACAACCTATATAAACACAAACGCACTGTACAGTTTTTACTTTAAATTAAACGCACCTGTGGCTTTAACAACTGGGGATTTTCAGATAGATTTAGTAGACGATTATGGTACTATACTAACATCAGATGTTAACTCTATGCTAAGTTTTAGCGTACCGTTATCAACTCTAACAAGCACAGACTCTGTATTTACCGGATCTTTTGTTATGGGTTCAAAGAAATCACCAATTGTCCACCTTAGGATTAGATCCACCTTACAAAGTACAAAGACGCTATATGTCAAGGACATGGTTCTTTCCGAAATGCACGAAGTTTACCCAGGTGGTCCGTTCGTGTCTGTTCTAGGGTTACCAACCGCGCCATTATACAAGGGCGATAGAATAGATAATGTAATTACTAAAGTAAAAGACGATGGAACAACAAATGGGGCAACATACACTAACGCCACATTCCAGATTCTTTTTGATAGGCTTTTTGGAACAAGCCCTTCGGGATTCACACTGCCTAATTCAACAACCCCTAACATACCAGACAGCTTAATACAATAATGTCAATATTAATGACTTACGACAATATGCCACTTATACTACCTAACAAGGAGTTAAAAGAGTACGCACGCAATGTTCATTTATTTTCCCCAACAGATTATTTTTCAGCTAACTATATATCGTCTTTAAACTACAGTGATGTTTCTTCAAACCCTGAATATAGCAAATATTCTGAATTAGAACTTGGGCAGCTATACTGGCCTGTTGGTGCCAGAAGATACGCCGCTGGTTTCTTCTTAGTCACTTCAGAAAATTTAGAAAAAATGCCTAAATTTGATGTGTCAGGTAATTCAGACAGCGGTGATGAATTTGGCGGAATTCGTGCTAATGTTAACCACCCTCAGAACGGGTACAGTTCAAAATATTTGTACATACGAACAAACCAAAACGAAGCAAAATTTAAAATGTGGATGCTTCCACCAAGACCGCTTTTTAACTCTTACAAGAAAAAAAGTTTGTGGGTTCTACCTTTGGTAGACGATAGGTACTGGTGGTGGTACCACACTACCGAAACATTTAAGCTTAAAAGCTGCACTACATGGGAAGATCTTTATAAAAACATACTAAAGGGATTAGGTTACTCTACTCAAGCTATTACTGTAGATAGCATTGACCAAAAATACCTTTTCCCAAATAAATTGTTTTTATCTTCTAATCAAGAAACTCGATTACCTATTCTTTTAGAAGCTATAGGAAGATCTACAAACACTAAGCTAATATTAAAACACGATGCGTCTGTGCATGTTATGAATGCTTCAAATAGCTTTGCAAATATGACAACTCGAACTACACTTAAGTCTACAAATTCCTCTGGCGGGTTTGGAAGTTTAGCGTCATTCCCTAAAAGCAACTTGTCTAGGGCATATGACATAGAGTCTGAAATACAAACGAGTGAAACAGGACTTGAAGATGTTACTTTAAGATCTAGAGACACGGCAGGTGTTATACCATCCACAATTACATTCATGGTGAGCAACACACCTTACAAATTAAACACCAGAAGCAATTTTAATCCCATAGGTGCGTTTGGTGATGACACTACTAATTCTGCGTCACTGCCTAGCAGTTCTGTGCACTACTACACATCCACAGAAGAAGATTTAATGCCGCCTGTGGCGTTTACTCGCAAAGTCAGTATAAACCCTGACAAGGGAATAAATGTGCCTGTTAAAGCAGGTGATAAGGCCTACGACCTAAGAAAAAACTTAATATACTCAGCTACATCAGTTACTGGAGAAGGTGTTGCCACATGGTCTGAACCATCAGCAGGCTTTGGTGTTTTAAGTAAGTACTTCATGTTAAATATATCAAGCTACAAAGCATCTGCTAAATCTTGCCCGGTGTACGCACAACTACCACTTACAGAAACTGAAGCAGTTTTTAGCAAAAGGCAGCTAACTGAATACATGGAGTTATTTAGGGACGATTGGGTTAAACTTCAAATGGGGGATGCAAATTTAATTTTAAACGGTGTGGAAGAAATACCACCTAGCGGTATGCACGATTATGTAATTTATCAAGTTGCGGATACAATTTCGACTAAGGTTGTAAGGGCACCGTATAACGAGCCTATTCAAGATATCTACATTGAGTCCTATTTGGGCGATGCGACAGGATGTGACGCTGATACCTACCCGTGCGGAAGTTGCAGAGGTATGCAAGGAGATGAATATGCGTATAGTCCTTTAATTGGAAGAGGTATTCCTGAAAACTTTCTACCATTTAGCCCAATCAAGGTAGCAGGCCAAACGATATCTGACAGTTATGTAGTTACACCACAAAGCCTACTTGACGACTACCCTTGGTATCACAAGCCACCGTATGTGGCTAAATTCTGTCTAGGTAGTGCGACAGGAACGGTGGCTTTAGATTATCAATTTAGAGTTGCAGGTGAGATAAGCGTGTATTGGGATGGTCAAAAAGTTGCATCTAGGAAGGTGAATGGTACTAGACCTAGAGTTAATAATTGTAGTGATTATAAGGGAAGAATATCATTTGCTAAAACTACAAAAACACCTACTTACGCTATAGTAGTTGTAGATACAACCGATAACACATCTTCAGCTACAGACAGCAACACATTTAAAAAACAAAATTGGGCAGTTAATATGCGTTGTGTAGATTCTCAGCCATTCCCTGCACCACTAGATATATACTGTGCAGATTCTGCCAAACTTAATGAGGTTCCTTCTGTAATTCTTCTAGGTATGTTTACACCTCCTCAGTCATATGTCCCAGGTCAATCTTATGGTTCTTACACGACAACAACCGTGTGTGACGGTTCCTCGCCAGACTACAATTTTAAATGCAACGGTACAGATGCGTACATACCTGACAATCTAGTTTTGACTTTTGAAACACCCCCTGCGTCTTGCTCATATTTAAAGGATGTAGTAATAGACTTACAAAAAAGTGCAACAGGTGGAGGCTGGAGCGGCGTACTTGACGGAGTAGGCCCTCTAAAAAAACTAATTATTGCTAATTTAAGACTTAGTGGAACTGATGGTGGGGCAACACTTCGTATTTTAGACCTTTTAGATGGAAACAAAGAACTTGTATCAGTAAGTGCTCCAATTTGTGTTACATCTGCACCATTTAAAATTCAATACCTAAACGGAAACCTAGACTTACTCTCTTGCGTAGGAACAACCACAAAAATAATAATTAAAGAGGCGTAATATGCTAATTCAATTTAAGAACGGGCCTAAGGCAGCAATTCAGACACAGTCTTTCCTGACAGGTGAGCCAGCATTTGCAAACGACACAAAAGAGCTTTTTGTAGGTGATGGTTTTACCTTAGGTGGTATTAACATCTCTTCACTAGGAGGATCGGCCACTTATATAATTCAAGATGCAGAACCACCTGCACCAGCTAATCCAACTACAGCAAAAGCCTTCTGGTACGCCACATCCGATAGCTTCTTATACATTTGGAAATACGCAGGTGGTGTAGGTTCTTGGACTCGTGTTTTAGCATCTGGTTCAGCAGGACCAGCGGGTCCAGCTGGCGCAATAGGTTCTATAGGAGCACAAGGAATTCAGGGAATTCAGGGAGTCCGTGGAGCTACTTTTCTAACAGGCACAGCAGCCCCTATTTCAACAACTACTGCGATAGACGGGGATTATTACCTTAATACGACAACTCGCTTATTATACGGCCCCAGGGTCACTACAAGCGGTGTTGTCAGTTGGGGTAGTGCAATAGATCTTAAAGGGGAAACCGGAGCACAGGGTATTCAAGGTGTGGCTGGTGCTGTTGGTGCAACTGGTCCAGCAGGATCTAAAATTTTCTACGGAAACGAAGTACCAACTACAAACTTTCCTAGCCCTACAGATCGTAGGGAAGGTGACTTTTTTATAAATCTAGTCACAGGCAGGCTGTACGGTGGTTACACAAATTCACAAGGTTGGGGTGCAGGTGTATCTCTCTTAGGGCCACAAGGTGTAGCAGGCCCACAAGGTAATGCAGGTAGTGCTGGTTTAGAATGGCGAGGAACATGGTCATCAGGAACAACCTACCCTGAACATTCTGTCGTACAATACTCAGGTTCTAGCTATGTGAGCATAAAATCAACAACTAACATACCAACCAATGCATCAGATTGGGATCTAGTAGCATCTAAAGGCACAGGTAGCTCAGGGGGGGTTGCAAATATCATTGCAGATTCTCCCTTAGTATGGGATTCAACCACAGGCACAATAACCTTCAATGTGCCAAATGCAACCTCAGGAAATGTTCTAAAATACAACGGAACAGCATGGGTAGCCGGAACTAGTGATGCAGCTAAATCAATTAACTCTGGAATAGGTGCTCCAACCTCCACAATAGGGGTAATTGGCGACTTTTACATGCAAATGGCAGGTACAGGTGCTCCAATACTATTTGGGCCTAAAACAGCACTTGGGTGGGGTTCTGGTGTATCACTTTTAGGGGCTAGCGGACAGAATGGTGTAGCTGGGCCAGCGGGTGCTCCGGGCACCGCTGGCATGGAGTGGAATCACGCATGGGATTCTACCGTAAATTACTCAAAAGGCGCGGTAGTTTCCTACTTAGGCAGTGTGTATATATGTCAGATAAACAACACATTAAACATCACACCAAACACCACTGCTAATTGGGATCTACTAGTTGCTAAGGGTGCACAGGGCGACCCTGCTAATGTGGTTGGCACAGCCCCTGTTGTTATTACCTCAAACACAACAGGTACTGCACCAAACACGGTAACAACACTTACTGTGGCTCTATCCGCAGGAAGTAAGACAGGTGATGTTTTAACTTGGAATAGTACTGCTAAATCATGGTCATCAGTTGCACCAAATATACTTTTATCTGGTTTAAGTGATGTTGCTATAACTAGTGTTAAAGCCGGAGAGGTTTTGACTTATAACGGCGCAAAGTGGCTTAATGGTGAGATCACTATCGACTCCTTATCTGATGTGGTAATCACCGCACCTGTCAACGGACAAGCACTAGTATTCAACGGTGTAAACTGGGCTAACTCCAACACGGTAAAAGAGCTAAACGCAACATCACCCCTTAATTGGAACAGTAGTACATCCACCTTGAAAATAGGTGACGGTTCAAAAACTAACCAGACAATCTTATGGGATAACACCACCAAGGTTTGGAATGTGTCCGATTTACCCAGTGCAAAAATCACTGCAAACACACCTTTATACTGGGATTCTGTCGCACAGGTTCTAGCCTTTGGTGTGGATGCAAACGCAGGTGAGGTTCTAACCTATGACGGTGTTAACTGGGTTGCAGGTGTTCCCTACGACCACTCTAGGCCGACCATCCTATGGGGTGAGGGTGCACCACCACAAGGGCTAGGACACTCTGGTGACTTTTACATCGACACAATCGGACACTACATGTACGGTCCTAAATGCAGTGGTTGTTTGAACAACAAATGGACGAGTATACAAGCACCTGTAAATTTAGTTGGGCCTGCTGGAAGTACGGGTCCGGCTGGAATACAAGGGGTACAAGGTGTACAAGGTGTAATGGGAAATACGGGCGCACAGGGCTTATCCACATCTAACCTAATTCGCAGAGTAGATCATATTGGTGATGTCACCACAATGCCACCAAACACCAATTATAACTACATTGGAAACAACGGAGATTTCCTACTTCTAAACTCTAGCTACTCCGTAAGATGGTATGGTCCAAAGGCTAACAACGCATGGCCTACATCCACCTACATTGAGTTAAAGGGTTCGAGTGGTTCACAGGGAGTACAAGGAGCACAAGGTGTTCAGGGTGTAGCTGGTCCACAATCGGGTCAAATTATCCACTTTGGCACAATCAACGCAGATACAGCTATTCCAGCAGATCCCTCCTCCTCCCTAGGTGTGGTTGGGGATTTCCACATCACCAGATTTAATACCTCCACAGGTGAGTATGTTGGTAGTTATTTGTTTGGGCCAAAAACCACATCCTCCACAGACCCTTGGGGAACACCCGTAAATCTTAGGGGTGCAACAGGTCCAAATGGGGCTGCCGGGGCAGTAGGCCCCGCTGGAATATCACCTAATCCAACGGTAGCATCTACAGATTACGGACTATTTAACTCTGGAACTACTCAGAATCCAAGCTTGGGTATAAAAACAATTACCGGAACAGGCCTAGTACTCAAGAGTATTGCAGGTTCCACCAACCCCTACCTAGCAGTTGATATAGGTACAAACGGACTCTTTTATATGAACGGTAACACACTAACACTAAAACCAAGAGCTAATAACTCGGCTCAACGAAGGAGCTTTTTTGGAATATGAAAACTCTAATACTAGGACCTAAAACACGGCTATATGTAAAATCCCAAGGTGTTGCGTGTAATGTTACCGCAACAACGCACCTCATGGAATTTGTAACGGATTCCAACAACTATCCAGACGGTGGGGGTGAAGAAAACTACGAGCGTATTTTCTACAGTACCCCACAATTGAACAGTGTGAACACCTTAGTCGAGTACGCCACCGAAGGTAGGCGTGTGGTTAAGGAAATATATTTATACAACAACGCAAACTCTGCACAGATCTATAGCCTACACATAAGGACCTACACCAACATCACCCTATTAGCAGGTACGGACGCAGGTAAACTAGATGACCCTGCCAACTACATCGACACCTGTTTAATTGATGTAAGTATTTCTGCACTTAAGGTGTGGAGACTCTCAGAGGCTTTTCTACTGAGCTACCCGTCTGTAATAGTTCTAGACAATGGGAATATTGGTGAGATCTCTATAGTCACCGCACCCGTATCTGGACAAACACTCACGGCGGATGACCATGTGCATGTGACCATGTCGCACGGTGTGACAGGACAAACAACCTGGGGAATTGATGAGCAGATAACCCAGAAGATAACTAACGGTACTGGCGTACTCTCAATCTATAAGCTACCTACCTCAGCTAGTTTCATAGCCACCGTAATTAAACAAATCTGTGTTTATAACTCTAGTGCAAAAACAGTACACATAAAACTAGGTTTTGGGCCAGCTACATCAACCGACCTACAAGGGTATGTGTTTGATGGGAACCTTGCACCGAATCAGAGTTGGTGGAGTGATGGAAGCACCTATCAGAAAATAGAGGATTACATCGCTGCATCCGTTGGTTCTGTTGGTGCTGGTACAGTAAACCCTATTAGTCCATTAGCCTATAGTGCATCTGGGAACTCCTTAAGAATTGCACAATCCGGTGCTACAAACGGACAGGTTCTAGGTTGGGATGCCACAGCACTTGAGTGGAGGCCACAAGACAACCTAGAAGTGTTGACACCGACCTACCCCCTAGAGTACAATATGTCTACATTAAAACTCCTAATAGGTAAAAATGGGGCTGTTGATGGTCAAGGCCTAGTATGGAGTGCGGTGAATAACAGGTGGCAACCCGGTACCATTGGAGCACCTTCAGCAGGTTCCACAGGCCTAGTCATAGATGGAGACTCCTACTAATGGCTATTATTAAAGCACTAAAAATACTGACTCAACCACAAGGTGCACGCTACAACGCTACACTGAGTACCCAGCCTGTTATTCAGGTGGGTAACTTAGACACGGTTACTAATGCGTTCACTCTTGACCCTTCGTATGTGGGTACGGTTCTAGTTATTGAAGGTGCGGGTAACTCAGGATATGACCTTACTGGCACACTCTCTGTGGCATTTGTTGCAGGTGTTGCAACCTTCACCAATATTGGGTTTGCACCAGATGCATCTAACTCCAGTCTAGACATCCGACCAGCTACAATAAGCTTTGTAACCACTAACCTTAATGAGATCACCTCTAACTCATTTAGTATTAGTAATGCGTCTAAGCTAGTCATCACATCATTCCCCATACCAACCACTGCGAACATTAATAGGCCACTACAGATACCTATTAGGTTGCAGCTAAAAGACTCCACTAATAATGACATAGCACTAGCAGGTGTTAGCGTAGTAGTAACCGCATCTGGTGCTAATGTAAGCGGTACAACCACACTATCTACCAATGCAAGTGGTTATGTGATATTCAGTGGCCTGACATTCTCGTCAGGGTCACATGTGCAAATCTCATTCGGTGCACCTGGACTCACACCAGCCGTGCTAGATTTAGATCTATCCTACACCGATATCATAAAACCTAGGCGCAGTATTGTTGCAGGTAAGGTTCCACTTTCCACGGATCTTGTACCATTTGAGATCTGCATAAACATACCTGATAAAAAGCTATATGTTGCGGACGAAACAGGTACACCAGTTTTACTTATAAGCTCTAGTGGTGGTGGAGGTAGTGGAAACACCTTTACCTCAGGTGCAACAGCACCTACTTCACCTGCACAGGGTGACAGATGGGTAAACACTACGGATGCGGTTCAATATACATACTACCAAACAGCCTGGGTGCAGTTTAATAATTAAGGATATATAATATGCCTAGTGTAGGAAATTATAGTTACGAACTTATTGTGAATGGGCCTGGTAATACTTGCCAAATAACAGGGTACACGGGTTCGGATACTACTGCAAATATTCCAACAACAATTGGTGGTTATACGGTTGTAGCCATTGGAGATAACGCCTTTAAATATGCAACAATGGCTTCGGTTATAATTCCATATGCTGTCACTAGTATTGGATCAGCAGCATTTGCAAATTGCCCCAATTTACTTGGAATTACTTTTCCAAACAACACCTCCTCATCATTTACCCTTGGAATAGGTGCGTTTTCTTATAGCCCGCTTTTAGATAACATCGTACTACCAAATAATATTTCTGTGATCCCAAATGGGGCTTTTAGTCATTGCACTGGATTAAAGTCAATTGTACTTCCTAATAATCTCACCACTATTAATCTTGCAGCGTTTATTAACTGCACAAGTTTAGCTAAAATTACTTTAACTACTCCACTTACAAATATAGGTGATAATGCGTTTCAAAACTGCACTAGTTTGAAAAAAGTTTATTTCAGGAATAACGCCCCCACAATGGGAGGGTCCGATGTATTTGCTAATACAGCAAGCGGTGCAATTGCATATAGGTACGCTAGCTTGACAGGGTATGGGGCAGATTACTCAACTTATAATGGTTTAATTGTTAGAACAACACCTGACCCTTGTTTCCTTAATTGGAACGAGGATGGTGTATTTGCACTACTAGGGTATTCCCCATATATTGGAACTATTACTTCAAATCTTGCTGGTTGGACTCAACCAGGGTTTGTAGGGTTGGTGTATAAGGCATCATCAAATGAGTACGCTATATTATTTGCTGCATACCAAGGACCGGGTATAGGTGCTACTAATTGGAATGTTCGTGGATTACAAGTTGGGAATACTGTAACTTTACCAAGCCCGTGGAGTGAGCAAGGAACCTACTATGTAAAAGAAATAAAATATAATTGGACTATTTCTAATCAAACATTTCCCGAAGTTGCTATTTTATCATGCACATATATAGCACCAATCCCCACCGTAACCAGTGTCTCCCCTTCTAGTGGCCGTACAGAAGGTGGCACAAACATCACCATAACAGGTACCAACTTTACTGGAGCAACCGCTGTTAAAATAATGGGGGCTTCTTTAACGAGTGTTGTTGTGGTTAATTCGACCACTATTACTGGAGTTACACCTGTTAGAGCTAATGGTTCTGCAAGTGGTTCTGCGAGTGTTTTAGTCACCACACCAGCTGGCACCAATGCAGCCAATACCTTATTC